GTGCATGAGATGATACACGCAAAACTTGTATAGACACATATCACTCTAGATGCTATAATGCACACAACATTAAACAAAACCTAGGAGGTATTAATGTTCAAAGACGTAGACAAATCAATGCTGTTGAAATTAGTGGCACTGCACGTGATAGTGATCACAGTTTCAAATGCGTTAGTGGCAATCCCAGTAGAAATACTTGGTGTTAAATTAACGTGGGCGGCATTCACTTTCCCATTGGTAGTAATCGCAACAGACTTGACTGTGAGACTATTGGGAAAAACAATAGCAAGACAAACCATCGCGGCGGCTTATCCATTAGCAATAATCGGATCAATTGCAGTTGTCTTGGCAGAAGGAGCACCGGGATCGGTCGCAGTAAGAATTGGTTTCGCAAGTGCCACTGCTTATGCAATTGGTACTATGCTTGACGTGTATGTATTTCAATACATCAGAGAAGGGTTCAAGAACAATTGGTGGTTGGCACCAGCGGTATCAACTATCGCGGCTAACATCATTGACACCTACACTTTCTTTGCAGTTGCATTCAACAACAGTGCCAACGAATACATGGCGGCAAACTGGGTTGAGATTGCAGGATCGCAAACAGTGTTAAAAATAGCAGTAGGACTTGTTGTGTTCTTACCAGCATACGGATTGTTGCTGAATAGATTGCAAAAGACTTACAAATTAAAATAGTATGAAAAATAAAGTTTATTACGGCGCAGGAATATTTGCAGTTATACTTGCAGTTGTGTCTGTGATAGCATTTACATTACTGTAAACATGATGGGGGAGTTCGCTTCCCCATTAACCCAGTTCAACACAACAACTAAACTTCTCCATTAAGAAATAGTGATATATCAAAAGTCCTATGATGATTCCTTCTAGCCAGGCTATGTAGGCAGATATGATTGGATACTTGCGAATGAAGTTTATTTTAAATTTCCAGAGTGCTTTGAAAAATCTTTTTATTATGACCATGGTCTACTAGCAACCAAGGCACCACCGTTTGCAACCAATGTGGATGAATCGTTGTTACCAGCAGTGTAAAGTGTAGCCAACCTATCTTTATTTTTTGTGTTCAATGCTCTGTAGTAATTGGCATTGGTATCTGCCGCCGCTAAACCTTTTCTTTTAGATGTAGCAATCCTTAATTTTTCTTCTTGTCTTTGTCTTTTGAAACCGTTTGATCCTGAATATCTAGGTATGCAGTAAACCAAATCACCTTCTACAAGTCCTGCGGCTGTCAATGTGTCACCACCGTGATCTGTTTGATTGATTGATTTGTCTTTGTCTGCATGTATTTCTGCATACATGGCAGTAATAATCTCTTGACCTTCTACAGCCTGAGCCAATGCAGTTAAACCATTCATCGTGGTAGTACCCATTGTGACCGTTAGATCAAATTTTACACCCGTTAAACCTTTACACTTGATTGTTGCCATATACTATACTTATTCCAATGAGAAGGTCATTAAACCGTTAGGTTTTCTATTTGTTTGATAATTTCTGTCATCGAACAGGGTGGTTCCTGTGAACTGTGGTGGCCAAACTGACCTAAATCCTGTGACAGTGATTTTGTCCTCAACAAGTTTTGTGGTTGTGTACAATTGAATCAGTGGTGACGTATTCAACAGTTTTAGTCCTGCTTCTTGAATATTAATTTTTTTATCTGTGTTCAAAGAATCTTTCACCAATTTTGCTAATCCTGAAAGTGCATGGAAACCCAAAACACTCTGAGCATTACCTCGTTTGTATTGTGTTAATTGCATCAGCAACTGTCTTTGTTTGTTGGAAATATTTTTACCTGCCAATGATGATCTCAATGCGTTGGCTGTATCCTCTTTGATGATGTTTCTCTGCAATCCTAAAACAATTGGTCCTTCAAGTGCAGAATAACTGGACACCATTTCTATCATTTCAACAGCATTTTTATACTGTTCCAGCATTGCTTGATCGCCTGCTGTTTTCTTTTTACGCAGTGCTGTTATACCTGCCATTAAATTCTTAACACTGGGTTTAGCACCTTTACCGCCTTTGCTGGATATACCAATCGCAACACCTTTTTGAGGACGCAGTAGACTGTCAATTAATCCTTCGTTTTTGTTTTGTGGGAAAATTATTTTGCACGTTTTCCATGCTTGATTTTCTAACAAGAACTTTCGAGCCTCTTCGGCTTGTGGCCCAACATCCATGCCGTGCCATATTGCAATAGGTCCGTATACTTCTCCTAAATCATCTTGAACAGCAGGTTGCATTTTTGGATCTAATGCAAAACTAGGCAAAGATTCAGGCATCATCTCTATTCCTGTTTTTATTTCAGGTTCTTTGATTTGATTGATTATTTCGCTTGGGTTTCTGTATTCTACATTGGTCGCAATCAAATCAGCCGGCTTCAATTTGTAACTGGCTTTCATGGAAGATGGCTTGTTAAGTTGATAGCCTATAGTTTGAAAGTCTGTGTTTTTCCACTGTTGTGTTCCTGTGTTTGTTCTAAAGTACCTTCCATAATACACGTCTTGATTGCGTTCATTTTTAAATTGTGCAATACTAAAAGCCAATGCTCCTGTAGGCTGATTGAACCAATATATTTGATTAATTTTGTTTTCACCTTGGAAATTAGACAGTGCAGTCTTCATTGCAGTGGCATCTTGAAATGCGGGCTCATTGAAAGGGAAATTAGTAATTTTTTGAAAGTCTAAGAACTTGTTAGAGTCCTTTGTGTGAAAGAACTTCTCGCCAGGAGTTCTATACAATATACCTCGTGAAACCTCATCAATTTTAAATTCTCTGTAACGCATAGCAATATTTATCGAATAGGTAAATATGCATTTAGTATGCGAATGGCTCGTAAAACTAAAAAAACAATCCGCTGGACCTTAGATGGTGGTGATGCCTTTCAGGTAGTAGAACTAGTCAAGTTCATGGAAGATGCTCTCAAAAAACCCAATCAACGTTATCAAATAAAGATTAAAATCAAAGAATGGGATAATCGTGCTTGTAGGAATTTTGAGAAACAAATCTTGAATGAATCTCACTGGGACAATTTGAATTTTAGATACAGTAAATTAAGTAAGAGTTTTCTGTTTACTAGAAACTAGTTGAAAAAATTTTGACCACTGACGCCATCTAGTTCTTTTTCTGTCCATGTCTCTCCTTCGATCCTAAGTTTTTTATTTTTAGGTACCCAATCAGGACTTGGCTTATCATAATCTTCAGGTGTGATTTCGTTCCATAGTTTTTCAAACAATGCTCCTTCTTCCAACATGAATCCATCTTCAGTTTCTCCGAAGTAATTTTTAATATTTGTGCAACCTTTTAAGACTTTTTCTCTGTTGAATTCAATCATACGTTGATAGTCCCAGTACGGCTTTTGCTCATTGTAATCTTTTTTACTAATCATATTGTTATTTAGACTCATCAGCAACTTCGTTGTCTGACTGTTTAACTATGTTGTTTGGTTTTGCAATGGGCAGTCCACCCTTATTAAACCATCTATGATCCTCGGATTCATAAACGTGACTGAAAAAATTATTACCATCTAAACCTTTAATAGTAATTCTTCTTTTTAAAATTTTACCTTTGTAAGTTGTACCGTCTTTGTTTATTAATTTTAAGTTTCCGTATAGATTGCCGTAAATTCTGTCATTGTCCATGTTGCTCACAATGTATATTGGTTTGTCTTCTGTAACCTTGCCCGGTGTTGCGTCGTCTTTTGCCATTAAGTTAAATCCTTTCTAATACCATAAATCAGCCGCCACAACATATCTGTCTTCTTTACTTTTTAATATGCCGGGTCTGTGCCAATAGTTGCTTGGGTAAATCACCCATTGTCCAATTCTTGGAGGCTCCATATGTCTTGCTTTTTCTTCTGGTCCTTCCATTGCAAATTCTGTTCCACACTCATCTAAAACTTCAGGCAAGTGTGCGTAATACACTCCACTAAATGATTCTACTTCTTTGTTGTGATGATGGTGATGCCATAGATTGTCTCTTGGTTCTTCAAATTTCAAACTTGTTTGATAACTCCAACTCTGTACATTTTTAATTTTTAATTCTTTGCCTGCGTACATAAAACAACTCATGATGAAACTCATTTTCAACTTCATCCATTGAGGACTGTTGAGTCCCATCACATTGATATTTGTTTGATACTTGGGCGAATTAGTGAAATATTTTCCGTCTTTAATCAGTTGTGCAACATCTTTGCAGACAATTTCTCGGTCATCTGCCGTGATGTGTTGATTCCAGTCGTACCATTTTAAGTTTGGCTTCATTGTTGTTCCTCAGTAATATTTCAGTATAGCATCAGTTCTCACTGTTGTCAATGCCAGAATTATATACGTATAGAATAAATAAAAAAAAGGAGAGTTTATGGCAAAAGAAAGAATATTCAAATTTACTGATAAAACTGCTGAAGCAGAAGATCAAGTAAAAGAGATCACGGCAATGAGTTTCAAAAAGGCAGTCAAAAGTTTCCAGGGTGGAACTAAAGCACAACAAGTTGAAGTAGAATGGACAACCAAAAAAGGTGAAGAATTCTATGCAGTGCAAAAATTACCATTGGGTAGAAAAATTAGACAAGCGGCACTTATAGAAAAGAAAAGAGCGGCTTTAAGAGCGGCTAGAGAAAAGGCGATGAGTAGATAATGGCAATCAAACACAGAATAAAATTTAAAGAAACAACTGCTCAAAGAATAGCACAAATGCAAGACTCTGGCAAAGATTCAGGTATGTATGCGGCTATGTATGATTTCTTATCAAGTCCTAACTATCCGGAAAATAAAAAAAGTAAAAAAGTAAAAAAAGAAGCAGGAAAATAATATGGCAAAACTAGCGAAAAATTTTATAGCTCACGAACGCACTCCGAAGAAAACAAGTCAAGCCGGAAGAAGGAACAAATGTAAATTGAGCTCAATGAATAAATCAAAAAAACGCAGTCTTAAATTTAAAGTGGGACAAGGAAAATAATCATGGCCGGTGTAAAAGCAAGAGGAATCATTACTCATCATATGTCACGTCATCACAATGATAGAGAAATTAAACCTTGTAAATACATTGGCGAAGGAAAAGGCAAAGGCATAATGGTTGCTCAGTACAAAGACACTGGTGACCTTGTTGTTGATCAATCTGGCAATCCTATTCCTTGGAGCAGAGCATAGACTGATGCAGATAGAGGTTGTCAAAGTAGGCAGTAGACAATCCCCACTTGCTAGGATCCAGGCAGACAATGCCATATCAAGAATAGACTACCCCGCAGAAATAATCACAATGTTAGAGGTTGCAGACGAAGACCTCAGTCGTCCTGTGCATGAAATGGGAGGCAAAGGTATGTTCTGTACCAAATTGGAAAAAGCACTCATCAATCAACAGATACACTGTGCCATACACAGTGCAAAAGATTGTGCCACTATCGAAACACCAGGCACAGAATTGTTGGGAGTGGTTTACAGAGGCGATCCAAGAGATTGTGTGATAGGCGAACACAATCTACACGAACTGCCATCTGGTTCAAGAATAGGAACTTCCGCTCCAAGAAGAATAGAAGCAATCAAGTTGATCAGACCAGACTGTCATGTGGTTGAAGTGAGAGGCAATGTGAACACAAGACTGAACAAACTGCGTGACAAACAAGTGGACGCATTGATACTGGGACAGAGTGTGATTGATCGTATGTCGTTGGATGTTCCACATCATACCATTTCAGAAGAAGTTATACTGCCTGCCGCAGGCGCCGGCAAAGTTGTTGTGCAAGTGCGATCAGATGATACACAAAACAAAGCGATATGGTATCCTGCAATTGATTGGTTGGCATCACAAGAGTTGTGGATTGAACGTGGTGTGTTGAGAGCAGTGGAAGGTGACTGTCACACAGCAGTTGGAGTCAGAGCCAGAGTGCATGAAGATGTTCAAAAATTAGAATTGAGAGCAACCAGTATCATAGATGATGTGTTGGAATTTTTCAAACTGGAAGGCGACCTCACAGATGCTCCTGCCATGATAGAAGAAATCAGCATCAAAATCGCACATAACTGATATTACAAATTTGCACATCACGTATGTGTCAAACGCATAAATACTTTTCGTTCAGGCACTGGCCCGGAAGTAGCATAAGCGAAGGAACGCACCTAAACTTTAACAGAGGGAGGGTGACAATGATCGGACGATTCACCCATTTATTTAAAAAACGAGCAGAGAAGAGTGCTATGCGTAAGAAAGTAGAAGCAATGTTCTCCAGCAAGGAAGAAGTTAATATAAATGGAAACGGCACATCTGGATACACAGTCAAAGCAGGTGCCAACAAAGGCAAAATTTTAGGACACGTATCCAAAAAATCTACCAACAATTGGTAGAGTTTCCAAACAGCAATACAAGGGCAAATTGGGGGGATTGAACCCCCCAATAACTGCTCTGTTAACACGTCAAATCTGCCCATACACGGGCCATGTATGCAGAATGCACTCACAGTACTCTGAGCACTTTACTGACACAAAATACTGGTAAATACTTGTCTTAATAACTCACAAAGGGAGATAGGCTATGAAGGCAATACTAACCATAATCACATCCGTGATTGGAAAAATAAAATCGTTTTTTGTTAGGATCTACAACAGATTGGAAAAATTTGTTGACAGAATCGTCAGCGGTTTTAAGCACTAACTAGACAGCAACTTGAAGTTGCCTAGATAAATCAACAAGGTTCCCCGCACTGCTGGTTCTAAGATTTAGCATTTCGAAATTCGATTGCTTCTTGTTCCACGGTGCTGAGGAACTGTTGAGACCCATCAGGCGTCCGCTTAAAAAAATGATTTAACGCTGTCGCGTTTCCGCTTCGCGGAATTGAATTTTCGGCGCTACCGCTTTGCGGCTGTCTACGACCTACGCCTGTTAAGTACACATATGCAAAGCATTCAATTTCCAAATCTAGGTTATGTGGAACAAACTGTAACAGATGACCAAATTAGTTTGTTAAACAAATGGGTAGCAAACATTGATCACCAAACAGCATTAATTGATCACTCTCATGTAGGCACAATCACAAACGAATACAAGATCAAAGATGAGGATGTCAAACAAGAACTGTCCAAAATACTTGGTCCAATGTGTGAACAATATTGTAAAGATATGCATTACAAAGTAGAAAACAAACCTATCGGACTTAAAACTGCTTGGTGCAACGTTCAACAATCTGGAGAATATTTTGCGGCACACACTCACAACGGAGTATTTTCTTTTGCATTATGGTTAGAAGTTCCTTTCACACAAGATGATGAACGTGCATGGAGAGAAGCACGTGGCAAATCAGGCAGAGAAACTGCGTCATTTCAATTCCATTATACTGATGCATTAGGACGTATCACTCCTGAAGTACTTGAAGTTGATGCTACATGGGAAAATAAAATTATATTGTTTCCCGGAGAGATGATGCATTCTGTTACACCTTATTATTCCACACAAGACAAAAGAATAGTTGTGTCAGGAAATATTGACTATCTAAATTAATCTTCCAACCAATTTTGAAACGAATGGAGTTCTACATCTTGACATTCCACATAGTCTGAATTGTTATGATGTTTAATTTTACCTCTACCAGAAATTACATCTCCATCTCTATGACTGAATGGTTTTTTAACTGTGATGTCTATGTATTGTCCAGGACCTATTCCTAGTGTAACAAATGTTACGTACTTTCCATTTTTACCTTTGAAAACTCTGCCATTGGCAATAACTCCGGCAAACTGAACATAATCTAGATACTGTTGTTGGACATGACATTTAGGAATAAATCCTCTTCTCCACCAGCCTGGTTCATTGTCGATGCCCCAACGTTCTGCTTCTGTATTGTACACCCAACGTCTATACGAACCTTCACAATGTTTTAAACAAGCCTCCCAAAACTTTTTAGGATTGTGTGCCTTTTGATATGCTAGTGCCCAAATCAATCTGCCCAAGTTGACCGCATGGGCTCTACATAAACCAAATCCAGACAGTGTCATTAGTGTGTTAATTGCTTCTTGTTTGCGTGGATGTTTGCCCAATCTATTTACGAACTCTATAATTTTTTCATCGTTCTTTTTAGCAAATGCTCTGCGGTACATATCTGCTTCATACATATCGATACCAATAATATTTGAAATAATTTCAATAGCATCGTCTTCGAACACAATAGAATCTTGTACGCCTTCTTTAGTCCAGTCATTAAACATAGATGCTTTTTGTCTGCCAGTCATCGCCACAGGTCTTATCATAGCAGTAGCAAACACACAGTCGTAAACACTTTTAGGTTGTATTGCTCTAAACAATCTACGCATGGCTGGTGACTCACCTTGTGTTACTCCTAACACATCTCCCCTACTCAATAACTTTGATGTTGCTTCGTCTTCAATAGGATAATCTGTTAAGTTCATACTAGAATCTATTTCTAATAACTGACTTAATCCTCTGTTAGAAAGTATGTCAACTTTTAGATGTTCTAAATCTTCTACTTCATATTTGTCTAGCAGTATTTGATTGTCAGCAGAAATTAAACTTTTAGGTAACTGTCTATCGAACATTATGATTCCGCCACAATGTTTAGATATACATCTTTTTTTACCTAACAGTTTTTGTTCTATGCGTTTTGCTTCAATAGGATCGATATCGTAATCTTCATACTTAAATTTGCGTGGCAGTTTGCCTTTTGCACCCAATCGCTTTGCCGCTTCGCGTTTTGCTGACTTGGGTTGATACTTGACATAGTTAGATATCCTTGCTGTCTTGCCCGGCCATTTTTTAAAAATACGTTGCATCACTTCTGCTTGTTTGTGATGTTCGAAGTCTATGTCCACATCAGGTAAATCATCTCGTAGTGGATTCATAAAACGTGCAACCGGTATGTTCCACTGTACTGGGTCAACATCTGTTATACCCAGCAGATAACACACAAGACTAGATCCTGCTGAACCTCTTGTCATGTGTTTTAAATCTGATGTGATGTCTATGATGTCACAAATTTTTAAAAAGTATTCTGTGAATCTTTGTTTAAGAATTAATTCAAATTCTTCTGCTAGTCTTTTTTGGTACACTTCACTGTTGGGCATCTGCCTTTTAAAACGTTCCGTGAGCCTTTGTATATTTTCTAAATCATTCATTATTCGCCTCTCTGCCTAAAATAATATTTATGATTTGTGTACGGATTGGTGGGTAGTAAAGGACTCGAACCTTTGACCCCCTCGGTGTAAACGAGATGCTCTACCAACTGAGCTAACCACCCTAATAGTTTAAGATTCGTCGTCTAAATTAGTTAAGAATTCTCTTAATTTTGTTGAATCTGTTTTAGGTTCAATTCTTCCTATGCTATCACCTTTTGTTGGGTCTGGTGGAGTAATAGGTTTGCCTGCTTCTACACTGTTGTCTGTGAGATCAGGAGTTACAGTTGTGCCCTGTTTAATTGAATTGTATATTGTACTTTTACGCTTGTCAAATTCTTGATACTCTGAATCATCTGCAAGATCTCTGATACGCAAACTGTCCATATCAAATTCTAAATCAATTTTCATTCCAACACCACTTGATGATCTTGTTTTCATCAATTGTATTTGATATCTTCCACGTTCTCTCATTGCTCTACTTGTAAAAATACCAAACACGTTGTCAGCAGTTTGTATTTTACTTAATCCACCACTGATGTGCGAATGATCAAATTCTATTTCTTCTACAGCACCTCTGTTCAACTGTGCCGCTGTTACAAACACTGTGTTCAATTCCATTGACAAGTTACGTAGTTCTTCAGAAACAAATTTGTCTTTGATAAACAAATCGCTCGGAGAAACCTTTCTACTGTTTGGCATCATCAAATCTAGATAGTCTACAAGCAATACATCAACTTTACTGTTTGTTTTAATTTCATATTCTTTGATGTAAGACCTTACATCATTTGCATTTTTACCACTAGGCATATATTTGATTTGGAATTTTCCTGCTTTTTTTCCAATCATTTTTACTTTCATTTCTACACCATCTAAGTCTTTAAATATTTCTTTTGTAGGAATATCTGTAAGCATAGAATCTAATCTCATAGCAACCAACGATTCACTCAATTCAAATGTTAGATACACAACATTCATTCCTTCTAGTGCAAAGTTACAACCTAAGTTTGCAAGGAATAAAGACTTACCTGCACCAGAACCACCTGCAAATATATTCAACTCACCTTTGTTGAATCCACCAAAGAGTCTTCTGTCTAAAGATTCCCAACCTGTTTTGACCTGACCATTCTGATCTTTCAATCCTAACAGTCTTGATTTCGGATCTTCAAAGTAATCTGTTCCTATGTCCTTGTGCAGTCCTATTTGTACTGCGTCTTTGACCAACACTTCAACAGGACCATATTCACCTTTTTCAAGCATATCTGCACTTTTTAAGATTGCTCTTTCTAAACTTTTGTGTCTAGTAAACGTCTCAAAATCTTCTAGTAACCAATCATAGTGCGATTCATTGAGTCCTGTAGGAACTTTTAAATTAGATTTGCAACTGGAGTTTACAATTTCTTCTGTGGGCAATGCATTATGTTTACCAACATATTCATCTACGAACTGTGCCGCATCTTGCAATTTTCTATCAAACAGTGTGTGATCAAATATAGACTGACAACGTACAAATGTTTCTGCGTCAGCCAACATCATTTCTAGATATACTTTTTGTATATCATAGCCGTATTCTTTATTTTGCTTTACCATGTTCCTTATTATACCACATTTCATTTACGTTGTCAATGTGATTGTTGTATTTGGCGGCAACTGCTCCTATACAACTACCTGGGTCTCCAGGATTTTTTGGCACCCATATATCGTCCCAAACGTTTTCCAATTTGTGTCTAGCAGTTTGGTTTAATGCACATCCTCCTACCAAAACAATGTTTGATGTTTTGATGTTCATCTGTATCCATGAACTTGCACACATTAATACTTGTTCAAAAATGTGTTGAGTGGTTGCGGCGATGTCAGCCATGTCTTCTTCTGTTTTTAATTCTGGTCTCCACCAATTACAACCTCTGTGTAGATTTACTCTTGTTTTAAAAGGCATTCTAGATTCAATTATTTCTTCCATAAAAAATCTATAATTTTTTCTCCAATTACCTTTTTTGGCAAGTTGTTCTAATTTGTGTTCTTCTGCGTTTGCTTTGAATCCACATCTTTGTGTCATCGCTGAATAAAACAAACCAATACTGTGAGGATATTTTTGTGTGTATTTTTTTTCAAGTTTATTCCCATGCCCATGCCATATAGTAAATGTTTCAAACTCTCCTATTGAGTCAAGCACCACAACTGCCGCATCTTTAAACGGCGATGAATAATATCCATATGCCGCATGACTGTGATGATGATCTATATACTCAATCGGTACATGGTGAATACCTGATTTACTTAAAAATTTCTTAATGTTGTTTTCTTTATAGTTCCAACCTTGACCTGCTATAAATTGTCTTACAGTTTTCTTTAAAGGTTTTTCATAAAAATATATTTTTGCAGGGTAGGCCCATTTAGGATTTGACCTTACCTCAGCCATTAATTTAGGACACAGTGTGGGATCTCCTGGAATACCACTAAAGTCTTTTGACATCCCTGCCCATTTTAATTTTAATTTATAGTGATCAGTTAGTCCTGCTACCTTCCACTCCATCACTGCCAAACTGGCATCATGATTATTTCCTGTGATTCCCCAAACTATCATTTTTTAATTACCCATGCTCGATGATAATAATCATCAATATTTTTTTGTATAAGTGCTACGGCTAAATCTTCTGCTGTTATTTTTGCCATTGGCCCATATTCTTTTTTTGTTTTCAGGTCCAAAGTTTCTTTGTTGTTTGGATCTGTGTGAGTCCCTTCTACTACGTAATACATCCTATTTGTATATAAAGGGATCTCTTTTTTGTAACTCTTTAATTCTCTTTTTGTATTTGTATTTTTGAACTATTGTTCTAAATGGCGATAGCAAAATTTGAATCACTCGTTTTATGAAAACCATTTTTTCATCCTCAGTTTTATTTTTAGTTGTGACTGTTCTGCAAACTTGACTATTGAGTACAAAGTATGCAGTCTGCCGTATTTAATTATCGCATCATTGACATCTTTGACATCTGAATGCCAGTTGGGCATACTCACACTCCACCCGCTTTCCATGGCTTGTTCAACAAGTTTTACTCCTGCTTCATCTCTGTCAGGCATCACAATGACGTGTTTGCCTAGACTGTTCAATAGTATTTCTTGTTGCTGTTTAACTTCACTGCCCAGTAGTGCTACACCATCAATACTTAAAGCATCAATGGGGCCTTCTACTGCGATAATAAATTCTCTGTCATCATTCTGATTGTCGATGTTGAACACATATCCAGGTTGTTGTTCAGATATGTATTTTACTTTTCCATCTGTTACTTTTCTTGCTGTATAACCTACGATATCTGATCTGTAATAGAACGGAATTATAAGCCTATCTCTGTATGCTGAATTCGGAGTCCAATAAAAATTGTAATCTACTTTTGCTAGTTTTCTTTTTTCTAAATATTCTAACACCTTGACATAGTTTTCATCTAGCCCTGATGGCTCTAGTGCTTTGTAGTCTGTCCAATCTTGTAGCAGTTTTGCACCTTCAGGAAGTGCTTTTGATTCAAATTTTGGTAATTGAATTATTGGAGTTTGCCCTGTTGTTTCTTCTTTTAATTTTAAAACGTGCAATGCTAATTTAGTAATAATATCATCAGGAGTATTCATCCATCTCATTAATTTACGTAATCTGTAAGATAAATTTCTGCCAGGTTGCCAACTTGCTGTGTAACCACAGTTGAAACAGTGATAACTAATTCCTCCATCACCATTTGCAATTAACCCACCCCGTTGTCTGGAGTCTGCTGTTGTGCCTTGATGTGAACAACACGGAGCATTGAAAGACATCCATCCACTAGGAGTTTTCTTTCTTTTAAAAGGCAAGTGTTGCAATAATGTGTCGTAAACAGAATTCATTTACGTTATTATATTTTATATTTTGGTAAAAGTCAATTAATTTCGAATTAAAATTTTGGTGATGTCGTCTGTGTAATTCGCAGTTGGGTCTGCTTTATCTGTGGTGTGTTTTATTCTTAAGTAACTAAAAACTCCATTGAAGTTGACATATTTTAATGTGTCTACTGAATCAACAGATACTGTTGCTACATCTGACCAATTAGTTGAACTGCTGACTTGTGAATCTAAAGTTGCTTGAATTGTAATATCACCATCTGCGTCATCAAGATAAAATGCCGCTGTGTGCAATGCTTCATTGCCGTTTATTGCCGGCTCGGCAGTGATTGCCTCAGACAAAAATACAGCACTGTCTGTGTCTTCTTGGCTCAATGATGTAACACTGTAACTTTTTAATGGCCCAGGTATTTCGCTGGCATCCAAGTAAACCGAACCTTTGCTTTCAAAGTGAGAATTACTGTATGTCAATGTTCTTTCATTGCTTGAGTTGTTTACAAGTTCTATTGTGTAATTTAAAAACTGTGATTGTAGGTTAAGCAGTTCATTTTCTGTCAAAGTCACTGTGAACATTCCAACGTTGCTTGGAGTTGTAGTTTCAATAATTGTAGCGTCTTTTTCTACTACTAAACGTGTTTTTTCGTCAAACATTTTAAATGCAGGTGTGTATGTGTTTAATATAGACACGGGTTTCTGATCTGCATTGATCACTTGAAAAGATATTTTATTATCTATTCCTCTGTAAATGTTTAGTCGTCTTGAATACAAGGCTCTATACTCCGTTACGTTTCCTGCCACATCTGCGGTAAGCAGTACACTACTATTTAATAAATATCTCTGAACTAATTGCATAACTTTTTAGAATATTTATCATATGTTAAGAGACGAAATAGAATCTAAATTTCCCTACATTTCTGTCGTAGAATACGGTGGCAAGGAGTATGTTGGTGTCATAAACAACCAAGATCACTCGGTTACAAGTGTCTATGTATACACAGATTTACACACGGAAGAACAAAAAAAATACTTTATTGAGACTTGCGAAACGTGGTGGTGGGAGTCAAACAGGATGATTCCTATCAGTATTTTTATGCGTGAGGAGATGGAAAAATTTAAAAGCATTATCATGATAATGGCAACAAAAGATGTACGTGTTGTGATTGGACCATGCACTAATCTTAATACACTTGCTATGAAACGCACTAAAAGAAAATCAGTCCAGTTAGTTAGAAAACCAAAATAATTATTGATTATTGAGTTGTTCGCAAATTAAGTTCATATGAACTACTACTGCAACTGCATATGATGTTGCATGACTTTTTTTAAAGAAATATCCTTCAGTTGGCTTTATCCAGACTTCTTTCATTATCTCTTCCCAGGATTTATTAACTAGATATCTTTTGCTTGGTCGTATAATTGCTAATACAGCCGCAAGTTGTTCTATATTTTGAGGTTTCAGTTTTTTTAATATTTCACTGTGACCATTTAAATGAAATACCTGATCACTAAAATCTTTTGCTTCTAATAGTTCCCACATCGGAGTTTTTGTCATCAGTTCCACTAGATGTTTTTCATTTTTTACTTTTTCATAGATGCTTACATTTAACAAGTCTATTTTAAAGTAGCCTCGATCTTCTGCTAGTTTGTAATCAATTGTGCTGATATTGTCTAATGGATTGTGAGGTACTTCAGTAAAGTAAACACCTGTGTTGTGTTTTTTACCTGTATCTAATTTTGCAACTCTGTGTTTTAATTTGTTTAATATGTTATTTCTATCTGCAAAGTCTATATCTATATCAGGCATTTACAACCTCTCTTAATTTGGATTTAGGAATGTTTATGTGTCTTTTATCACACACTTCATCTATAACACAAACATAACATTTTGGTTTTTTACTTGTACACACTCTTTTTGCATGAGTAATTAATTGCATATGTGCGGCATATTTGTATTTGTCAGGAGTTGTATCATTGACTATGATTGAACTTTTACTTTCATCTAGCGTGTTTGTCCAACCCAATCTCCATAGCAGTCTAAACACATGAGTATCAACTGCTATGTTTGGAGCCCCCCAAACAAATCTCATCATGATGTCTGAACTTTTTCTGCCAATGCCTGGCAAGTTCATAAGTTCTTTTTGTGTTTGCGGAACTTTGCCATTGTATTCCATCAATAGTTTAGAACTTGTTGCAAGTATGTTTTTTGATTTTGCATTGTGTAATCCTGCAGGACGTATTGCTTCTATAATTTCTTCCCTTGACAGTTTGATCATTTTTTCAGGAGTATCTGCTAATGCAAATAATTGTTTACAAGCAATCGCTGTTCTTTTGTCTTGGCTTTGTGCTGAAAGCATCACTCCTATTAAACTAGTAAATGCTTCTTTGTGTATTTTTGCCGCTGGCTTTCTGTTAGAATATTTGGGCCAGTAATCGCCTAATTTTTTGTAGATATATTCAATTTGTTGCTTTGTTTTCATATAATTTTTTTACTCGCCTTGTGTGCCTTCCTTTTAAAAATTTTGTTGTAAAGAATGCTTTACACATTGCCTTTGCAGTATTAAAATTTGTAACATCTGCTCCTATACATAATACATTCATATCGTTGTGTTGTCTAGCCTGTTTTACATCAGAAACACTTTTACATACAACTGCTCTGACTTTTTGAAATCTATTTGCCTGAATAGCCATACCAAAACCACTTCCACATATCAATATGCCTCTATCACAAATAATCATATTATCTGCAACTTTCATTGCAATATCATTATAATCTGTTCTCTTTGGTTTGTGTACTCCTGCATCTTGAAACACTGCTATTTCAAATTTACTTTCGCCTTCTATATCATCTGGGCAAAGCCATGCTGAAAGTTTTTCTTTCAATTCGTAACCTCGATGATCTGCACCTATAATTAAATCTGTCATAGTCCTGATTGCCTCACAATTTCTTTTACTATTTCCACATCAGCCGGAGACCTTTTGAACCTAATTGACCAATGTTGTGGATTTAGTACATAACTTACAATTTGTAATTGTTCTTCGTTCATATTTTTTAGCATTGCTTTTCCCGACGGACAGTTTAATATAAGCCACGGAGAAATTTTACCATCTTTTATTTCTTGTGTTGCTCTATTTAGACTGGCGTATTTGAAGTAATGATTCCACGGAGCACCTTTCTCATCAGACCATTCCATCATATTTTTTACGGATCTTTTTACAGCGTCTTCTACCCTCTCTTTTAAGATAACATCTAACGCATATGTTTGATATAATTCTTCTCTGCACCAATGATCTAATTTAACTCCTGAAGTAACAACGTAATCAATAAATTTTTCTGGATATAATGGTTTTACATTGCTGAGGAAACTTCCAAACTTTACAAAAGCAGTGTAATAAGGACTTTTGCAAAACTGTTGATATGTTTTAGGTTCTTGTTGATTTTGACAAAGTTCATAAAATCTAATGTATGTTTGATAACCTAATTGAACTCTACGCTCATCTTTTTGTGTGAATCTTCTTTTTTGTTCACACATATGTACTGCTAAGGTTTTTTCACGTGTGAATTTTGCACCACAATGTGGGCAGGTGTATACTTCGCTCATAGTATTTTCTTAATGGCCTCTTTGCTCATACCCATTTGCTCTGCATATGCTTTAACATCTTTTGCAGTATTAATTTTCGATAACAATTCTATTTCGTCTTCTTTCAAGTTTGGAAAAACCTCTTTTAAGAATTTAGCAGTTTTATTTTTTCCTGCACTATCTTTGAATTTGTATCCTATCCACTCATGCCATTTGATTGTTTTGTCATCATCTTGAGTTGCACACAACAGTAGCCAAAGCAGTTTTTTGTGTTTGCTTAATGTAAAAAAGTTTTTATTGTAGTACTCATTTGTTTTTAAAATTGTTAATTCTTGTTTTGCTTTTGTGCCTTTTATAGCACTGGCATATCTATTAAGCAAATAAAAACTTACTTGCTTTTTTTCATCATCAGATAAGTCATCCCATACGTTTGTTGCTTTCATATCGATAGCCGCAAGTATGTCTTTAATTGGTAATCTATTATTCTTCGTAGCCATATAATTCAAGTAATACTATATACTTCTCCCATGCTTTTTGCAAGCCTTTATGTTTCCAACACATCTCTACTGCTCTTTCAGTCATATAATGCTGTCTACGTTGATGTTCTTCTTCAATAGTTGCTTTGTTTGATTTAGAAATCAAAACTTTTGGTCCTCTGCCATTAGTTTGTCCGTAAACTGTTTCCCCACCATCTGGGGAAGTAAAGATCATTACATCTTCTTCTTTTTTCTTTTTTATTTTATTAGGCACTACAATAATTCTGTGTAATCAATAGTTTCACACTGTCTACTAATATCTTTTACAAAAAATGCACAATGTGGTTTCTTACCTTCTGTAATTGGCACACTTAATAATTGATTGTTTTTGATCTTAGGAAAGTACCATTTTACATCGTTGTAAAAGTTTGTGACTTTTATTGATCCAAAGTCTGCTTTGAATCCTGTCAATGGATTGAATAAAAATGCTTCAAATCCTCTTTCTCCTAAACTAGTCAACGGAACTACGTCTACACTTGCACTGTTTTCTTGATCGCCTACTGCTATATTCCAATCTAAAGGCATTGTAAGTTCGTGTCCATCTATTTCTAATACTATTGCAGGACAACTGAAAGATTCAACATATATCATTGGTAAAAAGAAAAAATCAGGCTCTTTAGGATTACTATTATCAAGCACTGAAAATCTCATATCTTCGTTAACGTGATCAGGCAATTTATTCATTTCATATGCTATATTGTCTAATGTTAATATTCTCATTTTGTATAATCAACCTTTTCTACTGTGAAAGGATAGTTTGCTTCTTTATAAAACTTTTTCCTTTGTGTTAAATGTCTTTTCGCAAATTTACAAGTTGACGTTATATCCCAAATTTGCACAAAGTCTTTGTCTTTTGCCTTACGTATGCCTCTTCCGATTGATTGAATTACTCTTATAAATGATTTGCCTGGTTCGATTAAAATTAAATTAAAAATTCTTGGAATGTTAATGCCCACACTTGCTACACCATATGTTGCAATTAATACTTTGTTGTTGGCTTCACTAATTTCTTCATACTGATCTTTTCTGTCTTGTAACTTTGTTTCACCTCTGATAAATGTGCTGTTAGGTATTAGTTCTTGAAGTTTTTCTCCTGCTGTAATTCTATCCACAAGTACTAATGTGTTACCTGTTTGTGATATTTTGTCTATTAGTTTAGAAATGTATTCTATTCTTATTGAATTTGTAACTAAAAATTTTAGTTCTTCTTGATAGTTCTTGTGTACAAGTGTGTCAATCATTTGTACAACATTTACATGACAATTACTTAATACACCTTTTTCCTGTAATTCTTTTGCACTTATTTGATTTATTACAGGACCAATGCCCGCCAGTATTGCTTGAAACTCGAATTGTTCTTTAGGCACAGTGCCTGTTAATCCCCATCTTAATGGAGCATGGTTTAAATGTTGTGTGAGAAGTTTTTTTAAAACTTCTGCTTTTGCTTGATGTACCTCGTCAATAATAACTGTTTTAACTCCATGTAAGAATTCATCTAGTGTTACTCTTGCATCGCCATCTTTACTTTTCTTATCAAGGATATTTAAACTTTGCCATGTGCAGATTGTGTGTGTTTTGTTTAATTCTTTACGATCACCAAAGTAAACTCCAACGTCGAGACCAACAATTTTATAATCTTCTTCTGTCTGTGTAACAAGACTTTTGTTTGGAACAATTACTAATGTTCTGCCAACTGGTTCACACAATTTAGATAGACACGCAGTGATAATTGTTTTCCCGGCACCTGTAGCAACCTCTTGCAAACTCTGTGGATTTTTTAGAAAATTATTAATAACATCTATTTGATAATCACGTAGTTCAATGTTTTGTCCTTCTGCAACGTGTCCTTTGGGCCATACTTTATCTGCTAGATAATCTTTATCAACAGTTGAAAACTGCAAATCAACTTTTTCTCTTTGATCTTCCACTTCATCTATTTCTACACCGTTTTGATGTAGTAAATTAATTATAGTATCCAGATGATTAACAAATCCGTTTCCTCCTAATCCAAAGAAACCAATTTTCCCGTCCCATCTGCCCAGTTTAAACTGAGGCAAGTATCTCGCATACGGAACTTGAAATTTTAATTTGTTTGCAATTTTTCTACGGATGTCCACAGGAAGATTGTGTATCTTTACATTTACTTCGTCGGCAATAGTTATTTTACACTTCATATTTTTTCAATACTATAAATCATATCGTTCCAGTATCCATCTTCTTTGTCATAATGTATTGTAAGGTCATATTGATGAATCAATTTGTCTATCTTATTATAGTGCCTAACTGATCCAAGACTGATAACACATTCTGGTTCCCAAACTTCTTTCAACAAGTCCTTTGGAATTTTCTTATTATTAATATACACTATTTTTGTGTTAATATCAAGTTTATTATTAAGATTTTGTGACTTTACGTAATCATTAAAATGTCTACCCTCTTTCCTATTTTCTTTTCTAAACATTACCGAAATTTTTTCTATTGGAATAATATTTTTGGTTAAATTATGGAACTGTACCAACTGATCCAACGGTTCCTTATCATCCAAAATTACAAGCAATGGAAACCGTTGCAACTCTAATAAAGTTTCCAATACTTCGTTGATTGGGTGTTGTTTTTTATTAATTTGTATAAATGAGTGATTACGGCTTAATATTTTTTTTGTTAGTGGTTTTAAGTTCTGTGTTGAAGATGTTAAATCCTCTTTATCAAAATGCACTAAACCTATTTGATCCCTCTTGTCATGATACAAAAATAAGTTTTCTAATGTAGGGTCTCCGATTTTATCTACTACAGATTGTGCAATAAATTCAGGCGTATTTTTTATTTGTAATCCATAAATTCCTGGTATATGTTTTTCAGGAGCATTACGATAGCCATCTATCTGATTGTATATGTCTAATAATTCAGACTGGATGTCTTTAATGTGTCCTTTAAACAAGTCAATAGTTTTGTATACTATGGTTTCGTTGTATGGGAAAATGTGTTTGTAATTGTCTGATTTGTAACCTTCTGATGGAAAAAGTATAAATTTTTTTATTTCAGTAATCAGTTTTGAATACTTCATGTTAAAAGGAAATCTAACAACTAAACATTTACCAGTATCTGAAAATGCTTGATAACCGGCACCACTTAAATTATCTTGATAATTTTCTATTGCAATATATTCGCTTCTATCTATTTTTCTTAATGGTCTTCTAATATTATTGATGCTAGACGGCAAGTCTATATTTCTGTCTAAAAAATCTTTTTGATAGCCATTAGTTAATATCTTTTTGACAACTGCGTATTGCCTATCAGACAATGCCTTGGCTCTGAAAGTGGATTGAGCAATACTTAATAAAAGTTTTTTATCTTTTTCTGCGATTTCAATAGCGGGTGTAAACTCTTCTTCTATGAGTAGTCCACACATAAGTTCTAAACAGTCTTCTATATTGATAATACGCATACCAATATTATATGGGATTTTGGTTAAAATGTCAATCGTGAAAAAGGCAATCCTTTGGCGATTTCTTCAGCAGTCCATTCAGTGTATGCATAATCGTTGAGCCATTGCGTTTTGTCAATTATCTGTGGATTTTCGATGGTACTAATTTCCTTATTTGCAACAGGATATGCTAAACTTTCAGGACCTACAAATGCGTGTGTTCCATTGAGTACAGCATGAATTCCTGGATTGCTACTGTAACTTACCACTGCGTGTATATTTTGAAATGCTAGATCAAAATCATCATATGTATTTGGAATTTGCTTTGGATGTTGTAAGACTACATTTTTATATACTGCAAAGACGTCTTGTACTGGACATCTTGGGTGTGGTCTAATTATAATTTTTCTGTCACTGTACTTTCGTATTTCATGGATCATTCTATCCAAATAGATTTGTAAGGTAGGTTGGTTCCTCCACTGATGGCTTTGATCATGCTGACAACAAATTAAGATATCGTCACCTTTTTTATTATCTTTTATCTCTAATCCAAGTTGTTTTGCTCTGTCGTTATTGTTTCCTGATGGTCCAAAATATCCTAATCTATTAATGCCGTTTATACCGACCTTCCAAGTTTTATTTCTTTTGATTCCGCCTACCTCTAAAAATAAAACATTTTTCTTCTGCTGAATACTGGATTCATAAATTTGTCTGTTAGGCTTCATTCTCCCATGCCATAACATACTCCAAAGCACAGGAACGTCACAATCTAATGTGTCATTTACAACTGTGTGTCCTAGTTTTTGTAAACCCTCAGACACAGCGTCAAAAACAGTGACACTGTTTAAAGAACCATGTTTGCGTTGTAATCCAAATTTCATTGTAAATACCTATATTATGACCAAATATTCCGTTGTTACCACATTTAACCAAAATGGATATAATGTGTATGCTAATAAATTTATCAAAAGTTTTAACGACAAGGTGGATAAGCGAATACCTCTTGTTGTGTATGCTGAGGATTGTCAGCCTGTCGGAGACGATAGAACATTAATTTTTGATGCCAAGCAAACTCTTGTAAAGTTAAATGATTTCAAATCTAAATGGAGCAGTGTTCCAAAAGCAAATGGCAAGTGTCCTCCAGAAATAAAAGCAAGAAGACCTAGGGACTGGCACAAAGAATTTAAATGGGACGCAATTAGATTTGCAAATAAAGTTTATGCTATATTTCATGAAGCAAAAAGAACTGACGCAGATGTTTTAATTTGGATGGATGCTGACAGTATAGTTCACAGTCCTGTAACACAAGAAGACTTTGAAAGACTATTACCAACTTCTTTTACTTTACATTATTTAGGTAGAGGAAAAAAATGGCCCGAGTGCGGATTTTATGGATTAAATTTGAAGTCAGCAGAATGTCAAAATTTTTTACAACAATTTGAACGAATGTACGAAGATGCTGACAAAGGAATTTTTACATTGGAAGAATGGCATGATTCTTTTGTGTTTGATGTTGTGTTAAAAAGACATCGACAATCTTTCCCTCAAAGTCCTATAAAAGATTTTAGCGGACACTTAATAAGTGGCGAAGGACATCCTTTAATTAATTGTGAACTTGGTGCTTACTTTGACCATTTAAAAGGTGATAGTAGAAAAGAAAAAGGAAGTAGTTTACCTAAAGATTTAAAAGTTAAGCGGGTTGAGACGTACTGGAAGCAGATTTAGTTGCCCATTTTCTCATATGAAGCCAACATTGTCCATTTTTAACTTCTTCTAAAGTCCAGTGCATTTGTGCTAATCTTTCAACAAATAATTGTCTATCGAAAGATTTATGATCTTCTATTTCATTAAATTGATGATGTGCAACAGTACTTGCTTGAGCTCTAGAGGCATCTGTCAAAAATGTAGGAATGCCTTCAATAACACTTGCACACGTCGGACTACTGTTGTGTCCTACCAACGAATGTGCTGTATGAAAATCTTCTTGCAATGATTTTGTTTGGCTAATAAAAATATCTGAAAACGTAGTTGGATCACCTTTCATCCATTGTGCCAACACGTGTCTGTGTGTTGTAGTATTTTTATCACCGGGATGAAATCTTATTAAAATTGTGCGTTTAGTGTGCATTCTTATCTGTGTTACAGTTTCCTTTATCCATTCCTGTACACCTTTGCCATCCATACTCCAACCACCATCACGCTGACAACAAAGAAGGATATGACCTTCTTTTTGATTTAATCTCCATGGTTTTAATTCTATGTTCAAGTCTTTTGATATCTTTTTCCATCTTTCTGGATCGGGATGGACATTGCAATATTCTGCTGTGCCAGGAAAAATTCCGTCGTAACCGTATCGTAAATAACCTCTTAATTGTGCAGGATCTTTCCACAAAAATAAACTGCTGTCTACAATGATGCATCTTTTTCCTTTGCGTATTTGATTTTCAAATATGTTTTTTCTTAAATTAAGATGCGGAGTATTTTTACTGCTTTTGTGTACGAAGCCTTGTATAACCGCAACATCGGCTTCAATTATTTGTTTAGAACTTGTAACTAATCCTTTGTCACCACAACGATTTACTCCTTCTATAAAATTTCTAATGATCATAGGTTTTTGTGGATTTTTATTTCCAGGTGGAATAACCTTCATGTAAGATATTACTGTAATCATTTTAAATTATACATTTCAATTATTTTTAAAGCAGTACCTTCATTAAGTTCTGGCACTGTGTATTGACAATAAGATAACCATTTTAGCCAATGTCTTACTTGATCTGCGTTTGGTCTGTATGCTTGTTCAATGCGTCCTAAATCTTTTAACGTTACATAATCAGCGGCTGTCGGAGCAGTAGCAAACGCAGGAACTCCATAACATACTGATTCTATTGCGGCAATTGATTGGTAGGTAACAACAGCATACACGTTATCTTTATCTAGTTGAGAAAATAAACTTCCGCCACCAACTCTTTCTCTTCGTAAACCTTTGTCTCTAATAATAATAGGTCTATCTGTGTGTTGTCTTAATTTTGCAGTTGTTTCGTCTATCCATTGTTGTCTTGTAATGCCGTAAAACTTGCAAGGCTTTTCACTTGGAGTTACCAGTAAAATACTTCGTCCTTGTGGCTTCCAACCATTAAAAATTACTTCCGGATGTCTTTGTGATAAACGTCTGTATCTGTCATCAGGTACATCACGTACCTGTGTGTTTTGCACATTATTCTTTACTAGTCTATGATAATGCTTACGTTTGGATAAGTTACCCACATATCCCGTGTCTATGTAGTAAAAAGTTCTTTCGTCTTTCCAACATTTATGAATATATTTGCCTTTAGTCATACCACGCAACACAACAGGATTGTCAACGCTTGTTTGTTGAACTTTGTCCCAGGTGCTGTATTCTGCTTCAGTGCCTTTCATAAAATCTTTTATGATGGCATCTTCGTGGTCCAGTGCGTAGATCATTAATCTTTATTCTTTGCGGCGGCTTTTATTTCTTTATCTGTCCAGTGAGGCTTTCCTGATTTCTCCATTGAACCCAAATTGTAAGCGGCACCGGGTGCAACTTTTTCTATCTTGCCTCCCTTTTCTAAGAACTTTTTCATTTTTTCTTCAAGTTCTTTTTGCTTTTCTTGAGGGGTCTTTTCGATCTCTCCTGAAACATACGCTCTGTTAATTCCCATATGTCTTGGCATTTATTCTCCTTTGTTATTCATCATTTGATTTAAGTAATCTTTCCAAACATCACCGTATTCGCAGTCTCTGTAATTTTTAAACCAAGGACCGCCTTCTGTGTAATGAATTGCTTTAGGTGTTCCATCGGCTGGTTCTTGATACCATCCGACCAACCAATTCCATTCTGGATTCAATGCACCCACTTCTTCATCTTTAAGCCATGCAAATCTATGAAAGTATGCTCCATCATAGTTTGGGTTGTTCACTAAATCTACTGATAATTTTTCGTTTGATGGATGTCCACAGTTGTACAATACCATTGAACTCCAATTTTTACATGGATACAAAGTTTGTTTTTGACCATCCATTTTTATTCCAGGCTTTGGTGTGTAATCATGTTGTACGCACATCACAGCATACTTGTTGTCTGCCTGTGCAAATAATTCTTTTACGTCTTTTAAAAATACAATGTCCGAATCGCAAAACAATGCCCAACCATCATAGTTTGCCAATGCAGGAACTAAAAATCTCGTGAATGTAAATTCTGTTGATGCAAGTTTATCTTCCCCACGCCAATACCATTTGTCTTGACGTAGATTATTTTGATTTAATGGAATAACTTCTGCATCTGTGCTGTGCTTGTATATCGAGTACTCGCACACTTGATAAGCAATATCTTCTCTCGTATCATAACCTACAAATATTTTCATACTATAATTTAACCTCAAATCCGTGTTTGTCTAGGAACTTCTGAACAGTCCATTTAGGATTCCATCCTAGTTTTTTCATTTCGCTTGGGTCTGCTTTTGACGTTTGTCTCTCTAAAATAGATCCAGGTTGCACTGGTAAATTAGGAGCAATTTTTCTTATTTCAACATTTTCTCCTGTGCCGATATCGATTGAACCTACATAATCGCTCTTGATTAATATTTCTATAGCATCACATAAGTCTTCAATGTGTACAAAATCTCTACTGTGTTCAGTTACGTATTCCAACGTGCCCATTAAGAGTTTATCAAAAAACATACCTTGTCTATTTGTTTCGCCATACACAGTGTGGAATCTCATTGCTACCTTATTGTTGTGTGGAATGGCCTCTATAACGTTCTTAGACGCCGCGTAAGGGTTCAACCAAGGCTCATACTGACTGCTTGAACTGGCAAACAAAACACGTGTGTTTGCGTAGTGTTTTAAAATTTTATGCGTGGCAATGACGTTGTTATCCCAATAGTGTTTTGGATTTTCCATAGATTTTCTCACTCCACCTACCCCGGCTAAATGAATTACTAAATCTACTTCTGGTAATTTGGCATTTAAAATATTGCCATTATCTTTGATATCAAGACCAATTACTGTGTGGTTATTTAAAAGTCGTTTGTGTAGATACTGTCCTATAAAACCTTTATGTCCTGTTAGCAAAATATTCATTGCTTCATTATAACTTACACTTTGACTTTTGTCAATAAAATTAGGATTTGGTTCCAACTGTTCTACGTTCAATATCATCGTGGTTGAACTCTGCCCAATACAATTCAAAAGCAATGCCGTCTTCAACTCCTTCGAATTGATGAAACTTGCCTGGCTTAACAGTGGTGTAATCGCCTGCGTTTAATACTGTTTCATCAACAAGACCACTTTGTTCTGCGTCTTGCCATACCCGTACTATCATTTTTCCAGACTCTACAAAAAATCCGTTCCATTTATATTTGTGCTGATGTTCTGAACATTTGTATCCTGCTTTGAACTCAATACGATGAAATTCTAACACTCCATTTGCATGAATTAATTCTGTTTTGCCCCAAATTTTTCCTGCTTTCATTATTTGCTCCTTGCACAAAAGTAAAATTGTTTTGTGTCAAATTCACTTTCAATGTTGTCTGGATAAACTCTATCTATGGATTCTATAATAAAATGTTTTTCTAAAGACTTAATCATGTTAGTAACTGTTCTGTATTTTGAACTGTAATTTGACTTTAATTTATCTGAGTATACATTTACATATTCGTCTTCGCTTTTTAGTGTACAAGGTGATCTTAAAAATAATTTTTTTGTGTTCAATGATCCATAAATTTTTTCAACAACTTCATCTTCAAAAATAAAAGGCAACATACCTGCACAAATTATATTGTCTACTTTAGGTAAAGTGGTTAAATCATCTTCATAAACATTAAAATCACGTGCTTGAATCTTGCTGTGTAAATTTTTTATTAAATGTGTTGCAAAATCGTATCCGTGGTATTGATTGAAGTCTGTAAGTTCGACCAAACAGTTTAATAATGCTCCGTCACCACAGCCTAAATCAAGTAATGAATCTCCTGAAAGTCTAGGAACAAGGTACTGTAATTCATGTAAACGTCTTTGTTTTATAGTGCCATACTCTGGATAATGTGTTTGTGTTGTCCAGAATTCTTTAGCAACACTCTTACTCATACGAAACGTCCTTGTGTTTGTATGCTCTATCTCTGTGGAATTCTTTGTAAACTTCGTAGCCTAAGTCTGTCATAAGGGTAGCAATTTTATCATCAGTCCACCCGTATTTTGCACCAGATTGATTCCATTCAACAACTATAAGAGGTTTTGCTCTTTTTATCATTTCCGTTGCACCAACGATTGTTTCCCACTCAGAGCCTTCTATATCTAAATGAATACAATCAGGATTAACTCCTAATGAATCTAATTTAATTTTAGGTATATCACCGTTTGGCTCTATGTAGTTTGCTCCTAAATTTTTACGTCCTTTAAAATCAGGTGCAACCATTTTTACAGGGTCGTTGTCGTTGCCTAATGCAGTTTGAAATTTAAACACATTTGTTTCAGGACAGTTATTAATTAAACACACAAACCATCTGTGGTCTGGTTCAAATGTAATTACTTTTTCAAACATTGTACTGTAAAGTTTTGGATAAAGTCCTGCATTACCACCTGCTTGAATTATTAATTTTCTTTTGTTTTGTGGTAGCATTTTTATTATTTCATTTGGAAAATGAATAATGTTGGTAGAGCCGTCACTCCAAGCGGCCCTTTCATTTTTATGGAAAAATTCCCAAGTTAATATATCTTCTCTGGGCCATAACCATTCTCCTTGCATGTATGGTCCTGCTCTATATTCTAAATTATTTGCGTTTAAAAAGTCATTTGCTCTTTTAGTTGAATCTACTGGGTATATAAATTTATTTTTCATTTTGAATCTATTGTGTTAGTTCCTGCGTCCCAAATTTGTGTAACTGGTTCTATGTTGTCTTTGTGTTCTATTTTTTTAGCCGCAAACCAAAGTAAAACATCGTTTGTTGCCCACTTTCCTTTGTTTGCGTCTGCAACATTATTTATGGACCAACCTTTTTTATGACTTAGATATGAATCCAATAATTGAAATCCATTTTTTTTAATAAATGTTGTAATTGCAACAGGATCTGTAACGTGTATCCCGTGTCGCCAATAACCATGTACAGGACTTACACCTATGAAGTGTCCACCAACTTTTACTAATTTTAAAGCATTGCTCCAAGCCGTGTGGGCGTCCCAAATATGTTCTATTGTGCCAAGATTAAAAACAGTTTCAAATTTTTGATGTAATTCAGTCAAGTCACTTGTTAAATCTGCATAATCTCCGCCATCAGGGTCTATGGTTTTGTAATCATCTACTTTAAAATATTCTTTTGCACTTATTGTCATATTAGTTGCTTGGTTGCCTAGCATTAAGAATGGACTTTTATAATATGCTCGATATTTTTCGTAATTTTTTAAATGTTTGTTTATTATTGTCATATCCAATATTCCTGTACTAAAGGGTTATCTTTTTGTAAGTGAGGTTTTTTATTTTTGCCTGCGTATATAGTAAACGTGGGTGTTGTTAATGGATTTTCTTGTGCAATCATATGATGTTGCCAGTTTACAAACTGTCCAACTTCATCATCCATAAATTTCATATTTGTTAATGATGCCTGTGTGTATGCTTGGTCACCAATTAGGTTGCCTTTATGATATTTAGACATAATTGTCTGTGTATTACGTTTGAAATTTTCGTATATGAATGAATAGTCACCTTCCCAACTCATTATACTGCTGTTTGCATTTCCGCTTGTAGGTTTTACACTTTTAATCATATAAAAGTTTTTGTAATCTAGTTGATCTAAAATATATTCAAAATTATTGCAAATGATAATATCTAAATCCAAATAAAATACAGGACCATTAAATAGATTAGGTCTAAACAATTCTATTTTACTCCACCAACCTATCCAATCGTTTTTTAATGGAATGGTTTCAATAGGAAGACTTATATTAGATAGGCAATGCAACTTATGTGGCTTGGTGTAGTTTCTTGCAATCATATTCTTTAATTTTATAACGTAGTCATGTGAATATGTTGTTTTTTTACTTTTGTGATATACACAAACAAAATTAATCATTGTTTTCCCATTCGTTACAACTGTATACGGAGTTAGGATAATATCTAATGTTGTTATTAGAAATAAGATTTTGCAAATAAGATTTCATATCAAAGTTTTCTGTAATATCTTTTAATTCAATTGGTAGGTTTGTTATGTAGTAAGGAGGTTTGTGCCATGTCTCTCCGTTGGGTATTTTTTGTTTGTGTATTGTTGCTTCTATAATATCATTATGGGTATATTTTTTAAACTCTATACGTTCACCATCAGGTATACTAAATTCACTTAATCTAGTAATTGTTTCACCTTTTTTATAATGCACATTATTTGTTAAAAATATATCTTTGTAAGGAATGCATAAGCAAGGAATACAAGTGAAGCCTAATTCTTTCATTGCTTGAAGTCTGTTATTACCATCAACAACTATGTTAAGTTCTTTGTGTGTACCTACAGTAATAGGAGTGGAAAATATTTGTTCTTTTTTAATTTTAAATTTTAATTTTGCAACTTTATCTGTATTATAATCTTCGTAAATGCTTAAACTATCCATAGGAAGCATTTTTAAATTATTAATATGTTCTATGTCTTTTCTGTCGTCGTTTATAATTCTTTGTTTTATTTCAGTGCTTGATATACCTTCTGTTCTAGGAAAAAGCATCAATCTTATATTTTGTTCTTTGAGATAAAGTAAAGCATTTGTTCTGTCTCCACTGTGAACGTAATCATCTCCTTGCACAACTATATCAGGTTTTATTTTTGACCATAAATTTCTTTGATCAACATCGCTGTATTGTACAATTTCATCCACAAACGGTAATGCTTTTATTTGTTTTTCTCTTTCTACAAAGTTTAAAGTTGGATACTTGCCTTTAGACTTTTTAACAGATTCGTCATCTTGAACACCAACAATCAGATAATCGCCTTGTTGTTTTGCTCTTGTTAGTATGTTTATGTGACCCAAATGTAATGTGTCGAACACACCAGAAGTCATTACTTTAATCATTCTTTTTCCAGTAATCCTTCCATCTTTGTATTTCATGAGGCTTGTCGAAATCGTCTGTTTCGTCATCAATATTTGTCCAATTTGTTTCGCACAGGTACTGTGTACGTTTTACAGTTTTCCTTACGGGTGGAGAATTTAAATTCCATTTGCCAGTCTGGTATGCATACAAGTCCCATGACCAACATCGATTTATTTTCTTGTTCCAGTATGCTTCGCAAACTAATTTTAGCCAATGCCAAAACTGTGTATCAGACTTAAATGCCCAAAATTCACCATACTTTTTCAAGGCGTTTCCTCTTTTTCTTCCATAGTAATTTGTTGTTCCATTCAAAATAGTTTTTATTGCATTTTCTGAATAATACACGTCACCATATAACCAAATGTCTCCTTTAAGTTCTTCACATCCTAGTAGACAACCTAAATCATTGCCTTTCATTGTGTTTACAAATTCGTTGTATTGAGGATACATTCCTTTTTCTGCAACAGTGACCCATATGTCTGTTTGTCCATTTTCTTTTAAAATCCTTACAGTTCTATCAACTAACTTTTCACCTTGTATGACAATAGAGTGTCTATTAAAAGTTTTTGCTGTTCCACCAGCCATTATGATTATTCTCATACGTCAGTCCTTGTGTAACTGTTTTTACTTTTTTTACTCTTGTCTAACCAGTACTTGGGATTGATTCTACACAAACTGTATTTTGTTTTCGTAAGTGCAACCGACTGTGCATTTACATGAACATCTGCTGGCAACATACCTTTATTTTTTGTAAATGCAATTAAAGATTTTGCACCTTGTGGCTTTATTATATAAGCATGAAGTCCTTTAATGCATTCTTTGTCGTAGTATTGAAACGCATTCTTTGACGTCGATGCTATTTTTTTAGGTTGATGTGTAATTACATCATAATTTTCAAATTTTTCTAGATGGTCTTCGTAAACTGTAGATGTTCTACTGTATGCGTCTAGGTTGCATAGTTCGGAAAATTTGTCTACAATATCCTTAGGTATAGGACGCATGAACAATGCATCATGTTCCAATATCATTATGGGTTCATTTAATTCAATGCACTTCAACCAAAGTGAATAGTGTGAGCAAAAGCAACCTCTTACTCCTTTTGTATCTCTTGTAAATTTTAATTTTGGAAATGGTCGCAAACCAAATTTTTTGTATGTTGGTGCAACATCATCAAGTTGTACTGCGTCAAATTTTGCGATATTTAAATTGATTTTTTTGCCTGATGCAATACAATCTTCAGCCAACTCCTCCGAAAAGGACCTGCCTTTCATTGTTATTACAAATGCTTTATGATCATATTGTTGCATCTTCCATTCCCGCGACTCTTAACTTTGTAATATTAGTTATCTGCCATTGTTTTTGGTCGAGGGCTTTAGTGATACCAAGCCACTTGTTTCTTAGAAGTGCAAATTCATTAATAATTTTTTCATAGTCAACCACATCTGACTCACCGTCGACATATTTTTCAACATCTCTGCTAGACAATGCACGTTGATAGTTTTCTAAATATTTTTTAAAGTGTTTACTACGAAGTCTTCGTAATTCAATATTTAAATATTGAAGTATTGCTTCTATTTCTTGTAATTGATTAAATCTTTGTTCAACAATACCGGGCATAGAGGCACTATTTTTCTCTAAATTGCCTTTTATTCTACACTCAAACCTTGCTTGGTCTAATTCCTGTTCATAGTGTGCAACAGCATTAGGAATTTGACCAATGTCTCTGGCAACTTTTTGATACCAGCCACTCATTCTAATAATCCTCGTCTTGTTCGTCTAAATCTAGATAATAGTTTATTGCTTTATCTAAATCTTCATCTGAACCAAGGGCTTCTTTAAATGCATCGTCTTCAACTCCATAGTCAGCCATTATATCAAGATATTTTTCTGCTAACACGTCAATCTGTTTTTTATCAGCGTGTGCTTTAAAAAATTCCCACAGTTCTGTTAATAATCTTCCGTCGATCATTCAACAGTCTCCTCTTTAGTTTCTATAATTGTTTCTTCAGACAAGTTTGCAAAGTCAGTCATTACTTTATCAAGTAAATCTCCGCCACCTTCCCATACTTTTCGATATTCTTTTGTTTCTGTGCCTTTTGAATCAACATATTTCAGTCTGTTACCATCTTTAACTAAAAGACCTTTTTTCTCAAACAAATCAACAAGTCCTGAGTAAGGATTCATTCCAGTTTCATATGGAATTTTGACTTGTACGCCTTCAAAAGGTTTAGCATATCTAGTTTTCATAACTTTACAGCCTGCTCTGATACCACGCACTTCGCTGATTTTGTTACCTGCTTCATCTTCTTTTAGTTTTAATTTTTTCATTGCTACAACAATACTTGAAGCATATATAAATCCTTGTCCACCACTAATCTTGTCATCTGGATCAAACATATCCTGCGATGCATATGTGTGGTTAGTACATACAAGTCCTACATTGTGCGAACCAATCATGTTCACAGTATTACGTACAAGTGATGTAAGTGCCTTAGGTTTTCTACCCATGTCACCTTTCATATCACCTTTTTGAAACTGATCAACATCAGTTGGAGTCAACAACATACCCAACGAATCAATTACAAACAATACTTTTGGTCTGTCTTCTTCATTCATCGCTCTGTAGTCATCCATAAAAGTTGACACTGTTTTAGCAACGTCATCAATCATGCTCATATTAAGTTTTAATAATTTCTTTTCATCAGTGTCTACGTCTAATGCTTTCAACCAA